GGCCTGCGATGTTGGCGGATAACTTACGCCGGTAAGCCTCATGGCTGTGCCGGACTGTATGCTGAGTTTCATGAAGGCCGCCGTGGCATTGGCAGCATTGTCAGGGTCCAACAACAGGTCAGGATTGCTGACAAATCTTTCATCACCATAGGCAATCTGACTCAAACGACTATACAGACTCTTGCCAGTGAATTGTATAAAACCACGGCCTCGATACTTGAACCCATCGCCGACCTGATAGTGTTTGAAGCCCTCGGGCTTGCTGCGGTCTGAACAAGTCACACCATACATGTGATCGAAGAATTCTACATCGTTGGTTTTGATGCGATCCCATTGTTCAGGCGGAAACTTCTGTAGTCTGGCCTTGCCAAATACTTCAACAATGCGAGCATAGGATGTATTGCGATAACTAATTTCTGCTATGGTTTTACCCTTGGACTCTTTGAGCGCATTGGCCAGTACTGCTGCTACAAAGTAATGATTGGTGATGCCCTGCTTTTTACAGGCCAGTACTATTTTTTCCAGGTTTTGCAGAATTTCCTGATTTGTTGGGGCGGGTCTGGCTATTGTGGAAGTTGATGAGTTGGTTGTTATGGGATTGCCACTGCCATCTCGCACTACGTTGCCACTGCCGTCTCGCAGAACATTGTCGCTGTTGTTGGCGACATTTTGTTCCTGCGCACCGCAGGCGCGAGACTTGTCGGGCAGACCTCCCATGGTACCCAGTATCATGGGCTGTTGTTTATCTTTACCATCCATGAAAAAGCCCACAACCCAGCTGCCCTCCAGGGGTCCTACTGGCGCAGATCCTTTGCCACTGATGCCTGCACTGGTTATGGGCTGCATGGGTACAGCCCAGGGCAAATCACTGGTGGGTAGTACTTCTTTGTTGTCAATATGATAGCCTAGGATACGTACGCGACAACGACCAATTTTTTCTGGATCGTTGCGATCCTCGACCACACCAATCCACCAATAAAACCCATCACGGGCAAAAATATTATCAATCATTGTTTTTCCTTGTACGATACGAATCCTTGACCAGTTCCAATATCATCATGTGTTTAATCAATGTTATTTTATGACGCACAGCGGTCACCAAGTAATAACCACTGAACAACGGGTCTTCACCCAATTTAGATTTATCAGTTGAGTCGCGAGGTGCTGCACTGGGATAACTTAGATATACAATGGAGCCAATCTCAGCATCAGTACGTCCAGGCACTGTAATTATTAACTTAATGTTATCAAGTTCATGCATGACACTGACTCGACGCGGCAACGTCTTGTCGATGATGTCATGGGCATTGGTATCTAAATCACTGTAGAGTTTTTCGTGTTTGGGGTAAAATTGCGTCAAAACACTGGGACTGCGTAGTGTTGCTTGTGTGAAAGGAGGCTGCGCAGTTCCAGCAATATCTTCCAAGTGTTTGTATTCATTGTAGCTAGAAACATGATCATAATCAATAACTTCATATTTTTTAGTTATAATATCCAATGTTACAAGTCGGTTAGAATAATATCCATTGGCAGTATTTTTAAACGCATTAAAAGTTTCAACAAATTCCAAGTCTTCAATTTTACCATAATCACGTTCAAGATCTTTACTAAATCCTTCCTGGCCAGTTTCAACAAGATTATTGGGTGTGTATTGATATGTGCGATAAATTTGTTTATCATGTACTGCTAAATCTATCATGGCTTCTATGTTGGCAAAATAAAATGCCTGCGTGGTTTCATAGAACAAATATCCCGGTGATTTTAGATTATTGGGCAATGTTCTGGCAGCCAACCAGTTAATACAATGTGCCGCAGTCCACCCTGGGCTGGTAAATGATATTTCATTGTCGGTCTCACCAACTATGAGCAACGGTGTAAATTCTTCTTCATTGCCAGTGTTTCTGGGAATAGCCAATCGTTCCTTGTAAATTTGTTGAACGACATCCAACACCGGACCACGAAAATGCGAATATACCGGCGCCATCATATCAATAAACAATTCAGTGCTACAAAAATGCAGAACATAGCTCTGCATTCCAGTATCCTGCAGCATGGCTCGGTTGGTGATGCTGTAAACTTTAAAAGTTTTATAAATGATCTGCGGTAAGCCCGGTGTTCGTACTTTGAGTCTGATGTACTCATTACCAACAATGGGGAATTTACTGACAAAGTTACCGGCGTCGGCCAACATTAAGTTGCCATACAAACCATTTTTGTAGATATCTTCAAAGATGTTTAATTCAATTACCAGTTGACGTATGTCCAACTCTTCGTCAGTCTCTTTGATGATTTTGACCTCATCAACACGTACGTCACCCGGTGTCTGTACGGCATCGTCTAAAATATCAGCCATTCAAAGTTCCTGTAAAAATATTGACAAAGGTTGGTAAGAATTGTGGTTTGATGATGTTGATGCGTCGCTTGGCTTCGTTGATGGTTTCTTCATATTGAAAATAACTTATTGGGTATTTGGTACCAGCATAACTACTGTGTACTATCTCATCATCGTCGTTGACATAGTGTTTTACGGCATCGATATTTTCAACATCATATTTACGAGCAACATAGGTTCGTAGCACTGAATTGCTCAGAGGCCAGTCAAATCTAGGATCAATAATGTTGTTGGCTATTAATATGACCCAATGATAATAACTTTCGTTGTATATTTTATCAGCCACCACCTCGGGGGTTTCACCATCGAGTACATCATATTGAGCGTATATTAAACTTGTCTGTAAATTTTCGTCAATAGCCTTCACACGACGAAAAAAATCAGCAATTTGAAATGAGGTTATGCCGTTGTCTAAACTATAGTTAATTACAGGAAATTCTTTGAAATACATATTAGTATCCTTTGTCGATACGTTCTTTAGTCAAAACTTCTAGCTCAACAAATCTAAGTTTCATGTTGATCTCAGTAGGATACCCATTGGCAAAAGAACTCCATTGCTGGCCGCCGTAATCTACAGTCATATTTTGCAATACACAAGTACTAATTTTAAATAATGTAGGATTGGGCGCATCGTTAAAATAATAAACTATGTTGAATTGGCTTGGATAAATGTAGAACAAACCGCCGGTAGACAATTCAGGATGCATGTGAAATTTAAATTCATCGATGATTCTCCAGACATTTTCTGACTCATTGGGTGTACGAGGCAAAAATTTATAAGAAAAATCAAAAGTTCTAGTATCTACGTTTTTAAATACTTGTTCACGAAATGGATTCATGGCAGTGCCAGTTCCTAAACCAGCCATGGTTTTTATGTCAAGATCAGTGGCTCCTATGGCGTTGGTTACGCCCGCAGGAACCTGTGCGAAATTAAGCAACAATGCTCGCATTCCTTCGCCAGTGGCATCCAATGCTCCGCTGTCAACAGCCGATGTGCCGCCAGCCAAAAACCCAGACAACGTACCCATGTCTTGTTGTTGATAATTTACTCCATAGGTTACACTGGGTCGTTCCTGTACTGCCAAAGTAATGCAGGTATCAATTCTAAATGTTTTGTCGGGCTCAAAATAATTGGCCGCAGTAGCAGCTGCCGTGCCGCCTCCAATGGCGCCTGCTATGGTGCCCAACGCACGCACAGAACTAGGAACATTTTTAGCAAACAATCCAGTAAGTTTACTAGTGGCGCTGGCTCCTACTTTGGCGCCAATGGCTGCGCCACCAATGGTAGCTATAGTATTGGCTGCTGTGCCCACCTTTCGGGCATCTAATCGTTGTTCATCGGTAGCGGTAATTTCTACTGACCGGTAGTTAGATTTGTATTTGCTCTTGCCGCGAACATTGATGAAAAACGCCATGTAATGCTGCATATCTGGAGCGGCCTCAGATGCAGTTTTTTCGGGATAAATATGTTTTTTGACGTTATATTTAAACTGAACCCCGCGAATTTGGCCACCAGCGCTGTTTAATTTAGTAGCATTTAACTGGTTTGCACTAAAAATATTGTTTTTTGCATCCGGCATGAATAGAATCGCTCCGTATTTTTAAGACACTATGTATACCCGTCAAACCTACAAAGGTCGTTATCGTGTTATCAATGCCAAGAAATACATCGGCGATCCCGCACAGGTTGTATATCGTAGCCTATGGGAACTAAAATTCATGAAATGGTGTGATAACAATGCTTCTGTAATAGAATGGGGCAGCGAAGAAGTTATTATACCTTATTTATCACCAGTGGATCAACGAATACATAGATATTTTGTAGATTTTTATGTCAAGGTACGCAACAAAGAAAACAAAGAACAACGGTATCTCATAGAAATCAAACCAGCTAAATTTGTGCAGCAACCCAAGAAACCGGGCCGAATTACACCGCGCTTCATCGAAGAAGTGCGAACCTGGGGCATCAATCAAAGCAAATGGAAATCAGCCACAGAATACTGCGAGAATCGGGGCTGGCAGTTCATGATACTCACAGAAAACGATTTGAATATTGATAAATAATATCATGGCAAACTACAACCCCTTCAAAGAACTTACTGTGCAGGCTGGCGATGTTGATCGCAGCGTGAACTGGTATCAGACTCAGGTTAAGAATCTGCGTGGTCTGAACAGCAACGTCGCAGGCATGATGAATGGGTCAGCTGGCATGCGCAGTCGGGTATATCCTGGCGGACTATATTTGTTCATGTATGATGCCAAGCACAAAGATACCTTGCCCTACTGGGATCAGCTGCCCTTGGTGTTTCCCTTCAGCTCAGTCAAAGGCGGGTTCTACGGACTGAACCTGCATTATCTGCCCCATGGCGCGCGGTTCAAGCTCATGGGTGCCTTGCTGGAAGTCACGCACCGGCATACTGATCCGCGCATGCGTGCACAGATCAGCTGGAATATATTGAACTCAGGATCTAAATTTCCAGGCGTGGGCGCGTGTGTTAAGCATTATCTCAACGATCATGTCAAAAGTCGTTTCATGGACATACCGCATGATCAATGG